CGGCGTGGGCTGCACGTTGGCGCATCCGTCAGTTTCAGTTTATCGGTGGTGCGCCGGTATCGGTTTATCGTGAACTGCGCCGCATGGCTGATCCTGAAACTGCGCTAGGTCTAAGCGTTGAGTTTGCGGCTGTGCATGACGCGGCTGATGTGGGCGACTGGGCGGGATATATCAACGCGCAGGGTGGTCCATTTGTTCGCCGTGACGATCTGGTGGTACGTACTTATTACGAACAGGCTGAGGATTTGAACGAGTACGGCGAAGAAACGACACGCATTAAAGGTGTTTTCTCTCCTTCTGTTGGCATGGACATCCCAATTATTACCCGCACGGTGCAGTGGAAGATTGTGCCGAAGCGTGCCCTTGATTTGGCCGTTGACCTTTTGGGCGCTCCTGCGCCCTCTCGGAGTTCTGTCAATAACTGTACGGGGGGATCTGGATCGCTAGACCCGACACCGGACATAACAGAACCGATAACGCTGGATTTTGACAACATTACCCCGAAAGAACGGCGGCAGATGTTGCGCAGAATTAGGGCCGAAGGTCGAATTAAACCGAAAAATCAGCGTGAAGGCTTTACGGATAGCCCTGATTTGGAAGAGGCGCACCGTAAATCCGCCGCAACTATTCAACGCCGTATGGAAAAAAGAGCGGCTGCATTGGCCGCTGCAGGTGATGCCATGGGAAGAATTACAGAGGATATGGCGATTTACGACATAGAACTGACACAAACAGAAGCATGGCGCATGGCATCAGGCCACACTGTTCAGGTGGGGGATGCAATCTATCGAGGAGATAGTACGGGGGCAATTTTCCAGCGCAAGGCGAAAGACAAAAGCGCGACATTAAAGCTGGCGCAAACCATCGAACAGCATCGGCCAGTAATGCGCATGGCCCAGCAGGCAAGATTGTTAGCGAACTATCACGATGATGAGCTGGATGCTAATCCAGAAAATGTTAGCAAATCAGAACGCACTGGCTCCAAGTATCTGGAGCAAATGAAACAGATGATAAAAGCCATCAGGTCAGAATGTAATTGATACCCACACTGTTCAGTTACTGGATGGTTGCAAGAGAGTAAAAATATAGAGCGGATTTCCCTTAACCCTTAATCGGTATCATGTTTTTGGGAAAAACTGCTTTTCGTTTAACATTCATTATTATACTGTATAAATACACAGTAAATAAGAAAGGAGGGAGCGTGTCGGATCTTCTTATGGAGTCATTGGCCTTGCAGCGCATCGACCTGATTGCCCGAATGGTGACGGCTAATCAGTGCAACGGGGATGACAAAGAACTGGCGATGGTCTGGATCGCAGAAATGACCACGCAACTGATTGTGAAGCTGGATGAATACGACGAGCAAGAACACCGAAGAGTGTCAGAGTCGTACCAGTAAATTCAAATATGCTATGCAATAAATCGAGGGGGAGTATGGGACTAGAGATACTTTTGATAAACAGGCTGCTGTTTCACAGCCTGTAATGGCCGTATTAACTAATGAGAAGGAAAAGAAAATTGGTCCGCTATAGGCGGTGTTGGCAAACTCTGAATTATAAGAAAATCTGAACATTCACTCATTTTTTGTATGGTTAAACTGGTACATTATTCAATTGTTAATCAATTAGGAATGGTAGTTCAGTGACTCAATATGACGTAATTCGATTCTTTGCTATCGACGGAGCAAAAACTAAGAATGGTGGTCGAGTTGTTGCTAACAGATGTGCAATGAAATATCACGAACGCAGCATGGCAATCGAAGGCGATGAGGTGGTTTATCCTGATGCGCATACAGCTTATTTGGAGCGTGATGAAAGCACCATGATGGAAAGTATTGTTGAGGGGGTTAAATACACTGTGGCGGCTAGTGGGACTCGCGTAAGCAACGGGGATGAAATCATTGATGCTGGTCAACAAATGTCAGCAATGATAAGGCTAGCCAATGGGGAGATCACATGTGGTTATTTCGACCCGGAAGAGATTGAATTACTAAAAGCTGCTGGGAAAATCTAATTTTCAGTTCTAGGGAGAAGGCTTCACATGAGTCAGAAAGGATATTTTATCCGCGTAGGTGATAAGACAAGCTGCGGCGGTACGGTTAGAGGTGGCAATCCTAATTACAATATGCACGGCCGAGTTGCTTCGAGGCATGGCGATCTCGTCACATGCGGAAAAGATGGCAAGACATACCGTATCATCGGTGGCATCCCTGGTATGCTGGATAATAATGTGCAACTAGCTGGTACGCTCGATAGCATTAGCAGTTGTCCATGCAGGGCTAAACTTCTTTCATCACTCTCGAGTGCGACATATGAGAAAACTAGCCGTGCAGAAGCAAGAATGGCGGCTGCGCCACAATCGGAGGCGCCAACACAATACGCCCAAGCAGCTAAAAGTCATTCCCAACCTTTGATTGCTCCTGAAGCATCATCTCATGAACCTGTCGATGCTGGCTTCTGTGTTTTGCCACTCCCGAGCTCGGTGAATAGTTATGAGCAGTTTTTGTTTGTATCTCCCCCTGAAGGGACTAAGGAACTATATCGTTCACTAAATGGGAGTGGCGATGTAAAAGCAGGGTCTATCTTGCTTTTAGTAGACCCTCTTAAACAAGATCCTGAACAAATAGCACATTTAAAAGCGGCTAAAGATCGAGTTGATGCTGCCTTGGCTCCCTTGACAAATGAAGAAGCAAATTTCTTACATAAGCACTATGCAACTATTGCTAATTTTTCTAGTTTCGCTGATAAGGGAATTGGGCTTGCTGCTGATCCTGTTGGTAAATATTTCGAAAATATAGAGAAGATTCTTAAAGAAATACAAGATACATATAAAAATACGTACTTAACCCGTGGCGCACTTATTGGTGAACAGTTTTATGTAAAACGAAGCCAACTATTTAAACAGCTTGATAGTGTACTTAAAGTAGGCTTTTTAAATAAAGGGATGAAGCTTGGTGAATACACAAAGATAAAAAGTGCTCTAGGTCTTTCAACAAGCTCAATCACACATAAATGGAATACATCAGGTGTTAGTGATATAGAC